ACCCCCTTCCCCCCAGAAAGGGGCCGCAAAAAATTTTTTTTGGGGGTGCCCTTTTTTATCAAGGACAACGCCATGCTCACCCTAGAAGAAGTCAAAGCACATCTGCGCTACGACAGCGACGATAACGATGCCGCCTTGCAAATCATGCTGGATGCCGCCCAGCAAGCCATCAAAACCCATTGCGACCCCAATCAAAACCTAGACACCGCCGCCATCAAACAAGCCGCCTTGCTGCTAATCGGCTATTGGGACAACAACCGCAACGCCGAGCAAGGAAACGAATGGTATTTGCCACAACCTGTTTTAGCCTTGCTTGCCCCCTATCGCACCCCCGTTGCCGTGTAAAGGATGCCCCATGAAAGCCAGCAATCTCACCCAGCGCATCCAAATAGAACGCCCCATTATCCGCCGCGATGACTACGGCGCAGAAATCATCGAATGGCAGCCTGAAAGCACCGTGTGGGCAAATATCCGCTTTCCCAGCGGCAAAGAATACCAAGCAGGAGGCGTGGATTTACACAGCGTTGCCGCATCATTCCGCATTCGCCTTAACCGCCGCATTACCCACCAAATGCGCATCATTTTTCGCGGGCAAATCTACGCCATTCTCGCCATTTTGCATGACGAGCAAAACCGCGAATACACCGATATAGTCGCCAACCTGCAAGCAGGCGAAGGCAAATAGCGTTAAAAATTCCCATTTTTTAAACCTATTTTCTTGATATATCCATCCCATCAACAGGAGCAACACTATGTCCCGTTATGGCAAAAACATGACTGTAAAAGGGCTAGACCAGCTAATCCAGCACCTAGAACACTTGCCCGATGAGATACGCGGCAAAGTTGGCAGAGCCGCCACCGCCCGCGCCGCAGATTTTTTGCGCAACGAAATTATCAAAAACACGCCGCGCTCCGCCCAAGCCTACCGCGTAACCCTTGGCGACGGCACACGCATCACGCGCAGCCCAGGCGATTTAGCGCGCGCCCTGATTATCAAATACATCCCCGAATCCGAGCGCAAACGCAACGCCGCATCCTGTCACAAAATCACCTTCAAACGCGGCGCGGATGTGCACGGCATCGGCTACATTGCCCACTTTTTGGAATACGGCACATCGCCGCACGAAATCACGCTGAAAAACGGCAACACATGGCAACACCCCGGCACGCAGGCGCAGCCTTTTATTGAGCCAACCTTTAAAGCCAATAAAAAGCAAATTGAGCAAATCATCAAACAAGCGATTCAAGAAGCCGTGAGAAATGCAATATGACCGCCGAACAGCAAATTTACGCCCTGTTATCACCCTTGTTGGGCGTTTTCCCGAACACTTGCCCAACAACACGCCGCTGCCTGCGCTGTTTTACCAACGCATCGGCGCGCAAAAACGCAGCACTAATTGCGGCTATGATGAGCAGCCTGAAATCCGCCTCACGCTGTTTGCGCCTTATCCCAAAGAACGCGCCGCGCTGGTGGCGCAAATCAAAGCCGTATGCGCGGCGGCAGGCTTGGAGCAAGACAACCCCACCCAATACAGTTTTGATTACGCCACCAAAGCTCATGTAGCGATATGGAGCTATCGCGTGGACGAATAGGCAGCCTGAAAAGGCTATTTTCGCCCCTGATGGGGCTTTTTTTATGGAGTAAAACAATGGCACGAGCTATTAAATTCAACCAAACCCAAATCAAAATCGCGCTAGGCTACGCCACGCAAACGGTTACGCCCAGCAAGATAGAGCGCACCGACCCGCGCGCCCCCGTGTTCACATCGGCAAAACACGGCTTGGCAACAGGCGATGTGATTTTTTTAAGCGGCACGGATTATTCCACCGCCAGCGGCTATTTCAGCGTGGCGGTAAGTGATGAAAACACCTTTACCGTTTCGCGCCCCGATTTTTCGCTGCTATCCGCTTCCGATTTAGCCAAGTTGGTTTATGCCAAAGCCGAAATGTCGGGCTTGTGCGAAGCTAAGGATATTGACATTACGCCGTTTAGTGTGGACTACGAAAACGTAACCACCAACTGCGACGAAGTTTCGCACGAAGAAGGCACGGTTAAAGCAGGCGAAGGCAGCATGAACATTTATTGGAGCATGGATAAAGAGCTGCATTTAAAGCTGGAAGAGATGGGGCAAAATCAAACCGACACCTATTTCCAATTTCGCCAGCCTAAAGGCAAGCGCGTGCGCGGCTATCAATGCACCGTTTCCGCGTTTAGCTATTCGGGCGAAGCGGACAGCAACTATTCGGGCAAAGTGGGCTTTAAGTTCCAAAGCCTGAAACATGATGTGCTGTTACCTTAATGCAAAACGCCCCCTTGTGGGGCTTTTTTAAAGCGAGAAAATCATGGCGCAAAACCCAACATTGAGCGGTGCGCTTATCCAATGGGCTTTTACTCAATACAACCCGCAATATATGAGTGGCGATTTATTGCAACTTGCCTTTGCCCAACGCCAGCCCATCGCAGGCAGTCTATTGGATTTAGGCTTTACCCAACAAAGCACGCTGGTTGGCAGCCTGATTGAGTTGGCTTTCAGCCAAAACCGCCCGCTTATAGGCAGCTTGTTGCAATATGGCTTTACCCAACATCATGCCGTGCGGAAATTCAAATTCAAAGGCAGCCAAACGCAAGGCTTTGGCGATTTTGATATAGCGGTTTATATCGGCGGCGTGGCGATTAATATGTGCGAGTTTGCCCAAAGCATGACTATTTCCCACGGCGAAAACGAAAGCTATTTGTGCAGTTTTGTGATACGCCCCAAGCGCGACCGCAAACTGCCGCACGAGATGGATTTGTATCGTTGGTATGCGCAGCCGATTGTGATTCAGGCGGTAAGCGCCAGCCAAACGGTGCAACTGTATCAAGGCATTGTGGACAGCGTGGACTATGCCATGATGCAAGGCGTGCTAACCATCCAATGCAGCGACAGACGCGAGCAACAAATCAACGCGCTGCCGCACAGCACCATCGCCGCCATTGGCTACACTTCCAAAGCCGCGCATGGCGATAAATTTGACACGCAAAAAGATGAGCTGGATAAGCGCTTGACCACCGTTCCTGCCAGCTTTGAGTTTGATGCTAATGGCACGCCATACTTGACCGCGTGGAAGCCCAAAGATGTGCCCGATGTGGTGTTGTCGCCCTGTGTGATTTATTTGCGCGAGCCAAAATTAAGCCTTGCCAGCGTGGGCGGCGTAACCAATGCGGTGGATGTGGAAGTTTCGTTGCAGCATACGCGGCTGTTGCAGCGTAGTCATGTGATTAACATGAATCTGAATATCGGTGTGTGCGAGTATGCCAAGTTTGGGCAACTGCCTGATTTGGACGAAATCAACAGCGCGGTCAATGAAACAGGTTGGACGATGTGGGGCTACAACTTGGAGCGCGTGGCGCGCACGGGTTGGTATAACTGCGATGGGCGGCAAATGGCATGGTATCGCGATGGCAACGCGCGGCAATACGATGGCGATAAGCTGGTGAGCAAAAGCAAGCTGTTTAACAGCGATGTGGTGGCAGGCAGCATTGAAGCGATTAAGCGTTGGACGCAAACCATCGCGCAAACCATCAAAATGCGCGTGGAAAACCGTGCATCTATCAATCGTTATCAGGAAGTGAAGCAGGGTATTAGCTACACGGTGAACGTGGATGCGCCTGAAGGTTTGAACTGGGACAGCGCCGATAATCCGCACGCCGATAGGGTGCAATACGAGCAAAGCAGCCAAAACACGCTGTATTACCCATTTTTCAAACAAGGCAACTTGCCGCGCATCCCCCATACTCGTTTTCAGGCTGCCGATAATGGCGATTGGTATGCCGATTTTGACGATTCGGGCGGCGAGTGGGCGCGCACCTTGCAAGTGGCGTATCACACGGCATACACGATGATTCTTGCCGCGCATCGGCAAAACACGGTGGAATTGGAAGTGAAATTTATGCCGCATATTGACCTACGCCACACGCATGAAATCCAGCATCCGTTGTTTCATGGCAAAGCCAAAGTATCGCACTTCACCCACAGTTTTAACTTTGAAACCAAGCTGGGGCAAACCACCGTGCAATACCGCTTTTTCCAAAACGCCGAAGACAATGGGCAATACACGCCATTCAGGCAGCCTGAAAACCCCGCGCAGACCTTTCCGCGTCATACAGAGCGCAGCAGCGTGGGCAAAGTGTTGTTGCCCAAGGGCGGCGAAGACGAAATCGCCGGCAGCATGATGGGCGGCAGCCTAGAAATAGGCATGGAGCGCTATCGCTACGGCATGATTTATCAGCAAGTGAACGGTGCCAAGATAAACGGCAAGGAGCAGGAAAAATATCAAGCCCGCGTGTTGCGCTTTAAAACGCCGGATATTGAAGAAGCCAGCACGGCAACGCGCACCTTGGAGCGCAAATTGACCTATGCGGTGAATGTGTATAACGATGCAGTGAGCGTGAGAATATAGATGGACTCAAACGAACTTAGCCAAGCCATCCGCAAAATCATCGGCTATCCCGAAAAAAACAACCAAAGCCAAGAAGCCCGCCAAGGCAAGCGCGTGTTGGGCGGGGTGGGCGAATATTGGTACAACGGCGGGGGAAGTAGCAAGAATGGCGATAAAAAAGGGGATGACAAAAAAGGGGATGACAAAAAAGGCGACAAGAAAAAGGGCGGGAAAAAAGGCGATGACCAAAAAGACCCCATCGGCGACCCGATGCGCCGCCCGCAAGTTGGCGAGACAATGCCGCGCTTGGAAGGCTTGCACGACTGCGGCACAGGGCAATGCGTTGCGGTGAATTTTGACCCGAATATGGCTAAAAAGCCCGATGGTTGGCAAGACCCTTGCACGCCGCCGACGGCGAAAAAAGGGGAAAAGATTTATAGGATTTCTTTGTCTTTTCGGCTGTTGGTTTATTTAGGTGAGAACAAAACTATTAAAGTTGTGTATATACGCAACCCAGAGCAATACGAGAGCATCGCCCGCCGTTTATTAAACGAAGCGCCTTTTGAACCTAATAAGAAAATATACGATGACGACACGGCTCCGAATTTTCCTTACACATTCAGCAAAATTTTTTTCTCGTTTGGCGCATGGAATCGCCAAATGTGGTACGGTGGCAGCCAGCGTGCCGAAGCGTATGTTGTTATTACGCCTATTACCGCCGAAGGCGGTGAAGAATTGGACAGCGATGGCAAACCAGCCGATTGCGCCGAAATGGCATCAACCGCAGGCGGCTTTAAACCGGCCTGCGAAAACACAAGCGGCTATCCGCCTGCCTTGCAAGGCTCAACCACAGGCTTCACGTTATGCGATGCCAACGGCAACCCTGTGAGCATTGAAACCAACGGGCGCGGCTGGAAAATCACCACCAAAGACTACACCGCGATTGTGGACGAAGAGTTTACCGTGCAATCGGTAACCGATAATTAAATCAGGCAGCCTGAAAGCTGCCTTTTTTGTGGAGTAAAACATGGCAGCCACCGATATATCCATCAACCTAGATGCCAGCGGATTAAACAGCAGCACGCAATCGGCGATTGATAGCTTAACGCGCATGCGCGGCAGCTTGGGCAGTTTGTCGCGGGAACTGCAACGCAGCGAAGCTTATTTGCGCGGCGGCGCGAACGCGGTAACGGCGTTGCGCATCCAGAATGTGAACGCCACCGATGCACAACGTGCCACTTTGAACGCCGTGCATCAACACAATATCGCGCTTGCCGAGCTGCGCAACCGCATTGAAGCGCAGGTTGCCGCTGAAAATCGCCGCCGCGCGGCGGTGGAGCGCACGCTGTCAGGCTTGCATAGCCAAGCCCTTGCCATCGGGCGCACCGCAGCACAAATGCAGCTTATGGAACTGCGCAGCAACGGCGCAACCGCTGCGCAAATCCGCCAAGCACACGCCATGCAAAACTTGATTGCCGCTCACGAGCGCATCAATCGCAGCAGCGGCAGTTCGTTGGGCAACGCCGCCATTGCCGCAATCGGCATCGGCAGCGTGGCGGGCATAGCGCAGATGATGGATAAGTGGACGGAGTTTAACAACCGCCTGAAACTGGTTACCGCATCCAGCCAAGAGCTTAAAACCGCACAAAGCGAGCTGTTGAACATCGCCACGCGCACGGGGCAGGATTTGGATGGCGTTGCCAGCGTGTATCAGCGTTTTGCCGCCAACGCCAAACAATTGGGCATCAGCCAGCAAGACACGCTGGGCATCACGGAAACGGTCAACAAAGCCATCGCGGTAAGCGGAGCGAGTGCCGCCAGCGCCAGCGCAGCGCTAACCCAGTTTGGGCAGGCGTTGGCGAGTGGTGTGTTGCGCGGCGAAGAGTTTAACTCGGTGATGGAAAACGCCCCAAGCTTGGCGCAAGCGATTGCCAAAGGGCTTGATGTGCCCGTGGGCAAGCTGCGCACGCTGGCGAACACAGGGCAGCTTACCTCCGATGCGTTGGTGAAAGCCTTGCAACGTGCATCAAGCAGCGTGGATGCCGATTTTGCCAAAACCGATAAAACCATTTCGCAAAGCATGGTAAATGTGAAAACCCGCTTGGTGGAGTTTATCGGCAAGTCGGGCGAATCATCGGGCGCGGTGAAAGTGCTTTCAGGCAGCCTGAATTTACTGGCGAACAATATTAAGCCGGTGGTAACGCTGCTCACCGCATGGGCAGGGATAAAGCTGGCATCTTGGCTGGTAACTTCTGCCGCATCCGTGGCGCAAAATATCGCTGCGCATATTGCCTTGCGCCAAGCCGCCGCCACATCTGCCATTGCCAACGGCAGCAATGCGGTGGCGATTGCGCGCGCAGGCACGGCGGCGCAGATTGCCGGTTTGCAGGTAACAGGCTTTTCAGGCAGCCTGCGCGTGTTGGCGGCATCGGCAAGGGTGAGCGCCGCATCGTTGCGCAGCTTTGCCGGCATGCCCATTGCGGCGGGGCTGGGCAAATGGTCGTTGGGCTTAACCGCCGTGGCGGCGGGCTTTACGGGGCTTGCCGCCGCCATCCAAGCCGCGCAAGGCAAAAGCGCGGACAACTGGATAAACGGCATGGCAAACAGCCTTGTCGGGCTGGACAACGAAACCGAAAGCATCGGCACCAAGCTATACGACTGGCTGCACCCGATAGACCAAGCCACGCAGAAGCTGCAAGAACAGCAGAAAGTGGCGCAGAAGCTGCAAGAAACTTTGGGCAACACCCAACAATCCACCGCCGAGAAAATCGCCCAAGCAGGCAGCGTTGCCGCCTACAAAGCGGAGAACATCAAGCTGGATGATTTGCGCAAATCGTTGTCCGACAGCGTGGTTAAGTACACCGAGCAAAACGAGCAACTGGGCAAAAGCAAGGAGCAGTTGGAAAAATTGCGCTTGGAGCAGGAAAAAGCTGCCGCCATCATCAAAGCCCGCGCCGAGATTGAAAAATCGTATGCACAATACACGGGCAGCGACAAGCAGGATTTAATCAGTAAAGATTTGGCGCAGGCATCCAAGCAGATTGAGCAGGATTTCCAGGCTGCCACGCGCGAGCTGGATAAATACACCCAAGCGCAAGCCGCCGCCACCGCCGCCACCAAGGCGCGCGAAGCGGTAGAAAGTAGCATCAATGGCTTGCAAGAAAAGCTGAAATTGTCCTACGCCGCCACCAGCGACGAAGCCGAGCGGATGAAGCTCGCCATGCAAGGCGCGAGCGCGGCGCAGTTAAAGCAGGTGGAGGCTTTGCAAACCGCCGTGGCGCTGCAAGAGAAGCAGAACAAGGTCAATCAAACCTTGGAAGACTTGCGCCAAGAATTGCAGCGCGTGGGTAAATCCGCCGCTGAAATCAAGCTGATGGATTTGAAAAATGCAGGCGCAACCGCCGAGCAATTGCAAGAAGCCAAAGCCTTGCTGGATGCCACCGCCGCCAAAGAAGCCAGCTTTAAAACCATTGAAGGCGCAGGTAACAAAATGGACAAGGCGGCAGACAAAATGCTGCAAGCAAACAGCGAAAGCGGCATTGATGCGCAATGGGCGAAATACAAAGCGCAAGCGGATGAATACAACGCCACGCGCCAGTACAACGCGCCGCTGCAATCGCTTGCCAAGGCAGGCATAGACCCCAAAACAGGCGAGAAGCTGGATAAAGCCGCCGCCATGCAGGAGCGCATCGCCAACGTGATGCAAGCCGTTGCCACGCTGCAAGGCGCGCAGCAGCAAACCGCGCAGCAGCAAACGGCAAGCATGGAGCGGGCATCCACCGCCATGCAAGCCGCCGCCCAAAGCCTTGCCCCGCCCGCCACGCAAAACAGCGAAACCGTGTTTAGCCAAGCGGTGAGCGCATTTAGCGCAGCGGTGGGCAATTTTGTGAACAAAGCCGGCAGCCAAAGCGCGATGCAACACATTACGCTGGATTTCAGGCTGCCTGATGGCAAGGCATTAAGCGGCAAGCTGTTTGCCGAAAGCAGCTTTGTGGAGCAGTTGAAAAAAGTGAGCCAACAGGCGATGTTTGAAACGCTACAAGGCGCGGCGCGGGCGAAATCTTAATCTACTGTACTTGATACAAATAATTGATTTTTATTAAATTATTTATTTTTGTTGTACCTAAATATAGGCAGCCATTTTCAGGCTGCCTTTTTTTATGGAGAAAAGCATGAATTTAAATGGCAGAAAGGAGCGGCAATGCCAGTAAACACAATCAACACCGCTGCGGCGGTAAACATCAGCGCAATCGGCATCGCGGGGACGTTTTTGGGCATGCCGATTGAGGCGTTGGTGCTGGGCGCGGTGGGAGGTGCGGTGGCTTTGGGGCGCAGCGAGCCGAGTGGACGGCGGCAGGCGGTGTCAGGGCTGATTGCCAGCATGATGTTGGCGGGGACGGCATCGCCACTGGTGGTGGAAATGGGGGCGCATTATCTGCATTTGAGTGATGCGTCGCTGCTCAAAGCCTTTGTGCCGTTTGCCATCGGGGCAACGTGGCAATGGTTTTTGCCGAAATTGACAGTGATCGCAGAAGCGTGGTTGCAAAAAATCTTTAAAAAGGGAGACGGGCAATGAACGAATTTTTGGACATGGTTTGCGGCATGATTATTTTTGTGTATTGCGCGTGTCGTTTGGGTGGGCGAACGTGGAAGTGGCATGATTTGGAATTTTGGGCGCATTTAGTGCTGATTGGCAGCGCGGTGGCGATTGTGGCGCGGCGTGAGGATGTACCGATGGAAGCGGTGCTGTTTCGGCTGGGCGTGGCGGGCTATTTTTTGGCGCAGACGTGGAAGATTTGGCAGATGCAGCGAAGGATGAAACGTTGTGAATAAAGATGGCAGCTTTTTCAGGCTGCCTTTTTTGCGCCCATGTGGCGCGTTTTTTTTATGGAGTGAACTATGAGCTATAAATTAGGCAATACCAGCCAACAACGCCTTGTCGGCGTGCATCCGAACTTGGTTAAAGTGGTGCAACGCGCAATTGAACTTTCGTCGATGGACTTCGCTGTAAACGAGGGCTTGCGTACTTTGGAACGCCAACGCCGCCTTGTGGCTTCGGGCGCTTCGCAAACGTTGAACAGCAAGCATTTGAAGCAGGCGGACGGCTTCGGGCACGCGGTGGATTTGGTGCCGTGGGGTGATTTTGACGGCAACGGCACGAAAGAAATTAGCTGGCATTGGGGACATTTTTACCCCATCGCCGAAGCCATGCGAACCGCCGCCAAGGAATTAGGCGTGCGCGTGCGCTGGGGCGGCTGCTGGCAATGTTTGAACGATACCGACTTAGACACGGATGTACTGGTTCAAAACTATGCGGCAGCGCGTAAGGCGCAGGGCAAGCGGGCGTTTATGGATGGACCGCATTTTGAGTTGTGCTGAACGGAGCTTATCAGATGAATATTTACTGGAAATTTGGGCTGGCGTTTGGCGTGGTTTCCGCGCTGGTTTCAGGCTGCCTGATGTATGGGCGGCAGGAATATCGGCGCGGGCATCAAGCCGCGACGGCTTACTACGAAAAGCAAGCCTTAGCAGCCGAAAACGCGCGGGTAAACGCCGTGCGCCAAACCGAACAGCAAGCCGCGCAAACCTACGCGGCGAAATTGCAAACCATTGAACAGGAGAAACAAGATGCACAAAACGCTAATCTTGCTTTGCGCCGTGAGCTTGACCGCTTGCAGCAACGTGTCGCCGCCCAAACAAATCAAGGAGCAAGTGTTAAAAACTTGCCCCA